TGCTCAGCAGAAGATAAAGTTCCGGTTGTGCTATGCCCAATAAGTATACTACCTGTAAAGTTAGTACCTTCTATTTTAAAGTTTTCGAAATTCGTATTAACATGTCCAAATGCAGCTCTCAGAGTATCTCCTGTACCGTCATTAGCAGCTGAACCTATATTTATTGTTGTTATCGCCATTGTTTATTTTTTATGTAATTGTTTGATCTGCATTAAAAGCTATAGAATCTACTCTAACTTCAGCATTGTCTACTGTTATTAATCCTCCTAATGTTACATCAGGGTTAAATAAAGATTGTACGTGTTCTAGGCTTAGAGTTAGCTTTAATAAAGGCATATTAATAAAGTGCTATTACGTCAGTTGTAGTTGTACCTATTTTAAATACTCTATCTACTTGCACGGGTAGTAAAGTTCCCGCTGCTACGTTTTGAAATAATACAGCTCTGTATATTTCGTAAGTTTCATTTCCGTCAGGAAATTTATCAGAATTAGAGTTAGCAATATCTTTTAAGCTAAGTGTAGTGGCACTATCTATAGCACCCACAAAAGCAGCAAAGTCACCGTTGTCTGTTGTGTTTACAGCAATGTCTCTTAACTGAACACCGCCTCCTGTGATATTGAAGTCAGCAGTCGAGTCTACTAGTTTATTAGCTGTATTTCCATCTGCTGTACCTTTTGCTACAGGATCGCTTTCCCCGGATAGTAGCACACATACATCACCTGCAGTACCTATATATAATGCAGCTCTATTAGAAGCATCAACATCTGTTAAGTCTCCTAAGTTTAAATGATTGCTCGTGAAATCTAAAGCAGCACTACCCTTAGTACTACCATCTTTTATAACTACAGCTCTATTAATAGTTTCAACACCATTTTTTTCTCTGTAATTAACATCGTTTTTATGGGAGTTCCCAATAATATCTCCGTATGCCATTTGTTTTTTGTTTATCTAGTTTTATCGTTATTTATTAGTTCAGTTGCTTTTTTCATTACCTTATCGGTGTAGCTTAAACCTTTCATAAAAGGATTATGTCTTTCACCTACCGGCAAGTCAGCCTCGCCTAATAATATTTTATATATTTTATTTATTAAAAGTTTACACTTAGTTGATACTTTATATATATTGTACTTTTGTGTTGTTTTATTTCGCTTTCTCCAAACAACAATCCATCCTTCTCGCACTAATCTTCTCCACCGGTCTTTATCCCAGGAATACGTATATATACCGTCTATATAATCTTGCCTGCTAAAAAGATCAATACAATCAAAATATATTAGCAATTCTAAATCAGCACTTGTTAAGTTATTTGTTTTACACGCCCATCTTCTTACTATTCGATAATACTTAAGCAAATTTAACTCTTTTAAATCTTTTGCTTCAAGTCTTCTCATAATACAATAACTACATCCTGTTGTTTGATAACTAAAAATATTTCATCGTCTATCTCCACATTAAACCCAGCGTGTTTATCATAGTATATATTATCACCTGTTTTTACGCCTTTTATTAGTTCTCCCGCAGATATTATTTTACCTTTACGATATCTTATATCTTCTTTTAGTTTCTCGCTAAGTATTAACCCGCCTTTTGTTTTAGTAGGCTTTTCTTTTGTTTCTTCTATTACTAAAAATAATCCTATTGCTTTCATATCTCTCTCATGTTACTGATTACACAATCGGTTGATAATATTGTTGTAGCTACGGATACTGCATTTTTTAATGCTGTTTTAGTTACTAGCACCGGGTCAATAATACCGGCTTTAATCATATTTACATCTTTACCGTTTTTAACATCAATACCTCTGTTTTTGATTTGAGGATATACTTCTGCTAAACCTGCATTTTGTAATATTATTTTATAAGGAGCTTTAATAGCTTCTATAAATATTTTTTGACCTTCTGTTTTATTACTTAACTTACTTGCCGCGTTTAATAAAGCGATTCCGCCACCAGCTACGATACCTTCCTTTATTGCTGCTTTCGTAGCATGGATTGCGTCGTCCACTCTGTCTTTTTTCTCCTTCAGCTCGACGTCGGAATTAGCACCTACAGTTATGACTGCTACATTTCCTGATAAAACGCCTAAACGTTCTTGTAGTTTTTCAGTCTTTAAACTAGGTGTATCACTATTAAGTTGATCTTCTATTACTTTAATTCTTTCTTTTGCTTCTTCTGGCATATTAGATACCTTAAGAACAGTTGACTTGTTGTCAGATACTGCTTTATCACATTCTCCTAACATGTCTGGTGTTATAAGATCTATATCATCTCCATATTCTTCATTAATATGCGTAGCTCCTGTTACTGCTGCGATGTCGTCTAAAAAATCTTTTTTCCAAAAATTAAATCCTGGAGGCGCAACTACATTTACTTTTATATTACCTTTGATCTTATTCATTACAACAGCACTCATAGGTTGTTTTTCTAATTCACCTATTATTAATAAAGCTCTGTTGTTTGCAACAGCATATTCTAATACCGTTTGTATTTTTCTAATTGTAGATATAGGTGATGAAACAAGTAATACTAAAGGATTTTCCAATGTTACATTTTGCTTGGCTACATCTGTTATTAAGTTTGGGTTTGCAAAACCTTGATTTATTTGAGATCCGGTTACAACGTCAACCGATGTTTCTTCTGATTTAGAATCAGTGTCCATAAGTACAACCCCGTTCTTACCTACTTTTTTGAAAGCTTCTGCAATTATACCTCCGAGTTCCGTATCATTGTTAGATGATATCGATGCTACTTGGTCTATCATATCGCCTTCGACCGGTATAGATACCTTATCTAGGTACTTTATAGTTTTTTCGTACGAATCGTTAATATCATTTTTAACGTCTCTTAAAGAACCTTTAAAATCTTTAGCTTCACTTAAAATAGCATGTGCTAATACTGTTGCTGTAGTTGTTCCGTCCCCGGCTTCACTAACTGTTTTTCTAGCTGCTTCTTTTATAAGTGTAGCACCTATGTTTTCTACTGGGTCAGATAGGTTAACAGAGTTTGCTACTGTTACACCATCTTTAGTTATCATAGGCCTTCCCATGAAATCTTCTAAGATTACACATTTACCACTGGCTCCTAATGTTGAGCTAACAGCTTGAGTTAACTTTGTAATACCTGAAAACACTTTATCCTGGGCATCGCTACCAAAGTTTAAGTGCTTCACAATTTGTTGTGAGTTTTGCATTGAATTTAATTTAATTTAATTTTTATTGTACTATTTTTTATGAACCTTCTGAACTTTAAAATCAGCGGTTAAACTAGCTCCTTTGTGTTTTACAAATTTACCAGTATGTTTCATGAGTTTGTAGCTAGACCCTGATTTCATCCAGTGATGTCCAGCGGGTGCTTTTACTTTCATTATTTTTTCTTTTTACGTTTCTTCAAAGCTCGAAAATCTGCTTGAGTTATCTTTGTCCTAGGTGGAGCAATTCTTGCAAGTTTTTTCTGCTTTGGTGAATATTTACTGAATGGCATAATTTATATATTAAGATGTTGCGAATGGTGTAGCCGGTGATCCAGTTACGTGTATATTTCCTGAAACTATCCATTTATCTGCAGCAATGTTTTGAACTCTAAATGTTGAACCTATAATACCGGTTGTTGTACCGTTACAATTTATAGCGCTAAAACTATCACCTGCTTGCGCAGCAAAAGAAGCATTAGCATCTGACGTGTCAGTATCTATTGTATGTAATTGTCCAAATAATTTTTCATTAGTCGTGTCAGTTAAAACTACTTTATGTGCGTTTGATGTGGCTGTAACTGCAATTGCAAAATCGTAGTATACACCTACTAAACCGCCTGACCCTGAATCAGGTAATGTTAATACAGCACCGTCAGCATCGTTAAATACAAATAGTTTTCCAGATTCAGCTGCTGTTAAAGTATCCGTAGCTGTAACTAAATCTGTTGTTTGTCTTTGAGCTAATAGATAAGCCGCTGTTGTAGATGAGTTACCGATTACAGTAGTATTGGCTCCTAACCCTACAGCATCTTTACCAATTACTATTTCGTTATCAGTTCCTACCGCACTTTTTTCAGCATTGTATCCTATAATAATATTGTTGCTACCCGTAGTATTAGTGTTACCTGCTGTGTGACCTAAAAATACGTTTTTATGACCAGTAGTAGTGCTATAACCACTTTTACGCCCTAAAGCTGTATTTTCTGACGCTCCTGCAGATCCTGATATTTGTGAGTAAAGAGATTGAGTACCTACAGCGGTGTTAAATGATCCTAACACATTACTTCTTAAAGCCCCATATCCTAAAGCGGTATTGCTAGCTCCTGTAGTATTTGAAAATCCTGCTTCAAATCCCATAAACGCTTGAGCGCTTCCGCTTGTATTTACTTTTCCAGCATAAGCCCCTATAGCTGTATTGCTACCAGCAACGTCATCTCTTAAACTTTCAAACCC